ACGGTTTCTACTTGTCGTCGTTGCAAGCAATCCAGCGTATCACCTCTGAGCAGGATGCCGGATCGGGCTTTACTTCACTGAAGTATTTTGGTGCTGGCAACGCTGCTGATGTTGTGCTTGATGGTGGTGTTGGTGGTGCGTGCCCGACCAACAGCATGTTCTTTATTAACACTAACTACCTGCACTTCCGTCCGCATGTAGACCGTAACTTTGTGCCGATTGGCTCGGAACGTTATGCTACAAACCAAGACGCAATGGTGACAATCATTGGCTTTGCTGGTAACATGACTGTATCCAACCGTCGTCTGCAAGGCGTACTAACCAACTAAAGAAGGATAAATAATATGTCTTATGTAACAAATGGCATGATCGGCGTTGATCTTGACGCTGTAACTGCTGGTACGACTACGGATGGCGCGGGCGCAAAGTTCACGCTTGGGCAGACGGCAGTTGGCACTGATGGCCAACAATATGTCTATGTCCAGGCTGGCGCTGCTATCTCGACTACGACCTCGCAACCATTTGCGTTGGCCGTTGACGAGAATTTTCAAGCAGTGAAATTGACCAAAGCATTGGCATCTGCTGGTCATATTATTGCGTTTGCTCCCCAGCAAATCATTAGCGATAATGATTTCTTCTGGGCACGCACTCGCGGCACAAACTTTAATATTAAAGTTGCTCCTTCGTGTGCTGCGGACGTGAATCTGTGGACGACTGCAACTGCAGGCGTGCTGGATGATACTTCTGGCGGGTCGCATGTTGCCGTTCTTGGCGTTAAGCTCGTTGTGGCTGCTTCGGCTTCGGCTTCAGCAGGCTCGACGGTACGCGAGGCCATTGTGACGAACACCCTCGTTCCACTATTGATCGCGTAACGACTATGGCACAAGAGGCATGTGCAGGGGGCGGTGTAAAAGCCGCCCCCCTCCGACCACTAGAATTCATCCCCGGCTGCAACACATCTTCTGATGTTACGCAGAGCCAGCTGCTCGAAAATATTGAGCGAGAAGTCCCGTGGTTGGAAATGAAAGAACCCAATAATAAAGCATTATCTATTGTAGCCGGTGGCGCGTCTTTAAAGAGCTTTTGGCACACAATAGCCGGGGATGTCATGGCGTTGAACAACGCGTATGGATTCCTGCTGAATAATGGTATTCAACCAGATTATTTTATGCTGCTTGATGCCAGGCCGGATAATATTAGTTTTCTTAATAACATCTGCAGCAAAACCCATCATCTTATTGCGGCGCAGTGCCATTCATCAATATTTGAGCGTTTAGATGGGCATAAGACAACGCTCTATTTAACAACGCTACCCAATGTTGATGAGCTGACAAAGCACAAAGACAAGCCGAAAGTAAAAATAGCTGGGACCGTTGGAACGGTGGGCATTAAGGCATTATGTATGGCTTATGCCCTTGGCTATAGAGAGTTGCATTTATATGGATACGATAGCAGTTATGAAGGCAATCTTCATCATGCTTTCCCGCAACCATTAAATGATGATGTTAAAACGCTGGAGGTTTATCTGAATGGGAAGCGTTACATCACTACGCCGACCTTGGCGCATCAAGCAACAGAGTTTTGTGCCATGGCAAGGGGTATGGTTGAGCACTACGGCATGAGCATTCATATACACGGTTACGGACTGCTGCCGGATATGGTTAACTATAGCAACGCGATTGGCGAAATACCCTTAGAAATAAGGGAGCGTGAAAAATATGAAAAGATATGGCAACATGATGTTTATCGTAAAACTGCTCCGGGTGAATCCATGGTTGAGGATGCGATTGCCAATCTTGGTGGCGGCAAGACTGTTATAGACTTTGGTTGTGGAACCGGCCGTGCATCAGCAAAATTCATTAAATTGGGTTATGACGTTATATCTGTTGATCATGCCGAGAACTGCGTTGATCCGGGTCTTGAATTAAATTTTGTTCAGGCGTGTCTGTGGGACCTTCCTCCCATATCGGCATATATGGGGTATTGCACTGATGTTATGGAGCATATTCCCACAGAGAAAGTAAACGATGTGTTGCGTGGTATTTCGCAGAGAACGCAAGTGGCTTATTTTAATATAGCAACCAGAGATGATTCCTTGGGATCGCTCATAGGCCAAAAACTGCATATGACTGTTATGCCAGCGAAATATTGGAAATCGCTGATGGAGCAGTATTGGGATGACATTGAGATGCGTGAATCAGAGGGCGAGTGCATTTTCATTGTAAAGAAATCTAGTGCCTCCTAGATGGGGTGGTGGCGGGGCAACCTGTCACCACTTTTAATTAACAACGAGGCAATTTAGGAGGTTTTATGTTTTCAGACGCAACGATTAAGAAACAAGGCAACAATTATCAAGTCAGCTATGGTGACGATACCAGTGTTTATGCTGAGTTTTTCAAAGACGCTATTATTGATACGCAGCAAAGCGAACTACAAGGTAGGCCGATTTATCGCAACGTGAACATGTTGCGGATCATGTTTCCTGGCGACAATACAAAAGAAGTGGTTAGGATTGTGCGTATGGAGCCGTCCGGCAACCAGCCGTCCGATCCAGATCGATTCCCCAAGCAATGGGCCGCTTTCCAAAATCAAATAGAGCAGGTACAAGATGGTACGCCTATTGAGGAATGGCCGCCAATTAGCAAGGCGCAGGCATTAGAGCTAAAGGCGATGAAAATACACACTGTCGAGCAATTAGCTGCTGTTACTGACGCTAATTTACGCTGGATGGGTGCTCGCCAACTACGCGATAATGCCATTGCATGGCTTGCTGAAGCTGAATCTGGGGCAGAAACCATTAACCTGCGGAATCAGGTGGAGGCGCTAAAACTTCAGGTTGAGGCCCTTTTGAACCAGAACGCAGGATTTAATGCTAGCAAAGAATCGCCAGTGGTGGTAAAATCGGGCGACGCTGCACCTGTGTTGGAAGCGAATGATCCCAACATTAAGCCAATCGCAACTAAAATGCGAGGCAGGCCAAAAAAGGTAGCAGATGGCACGAACACTCCTTCAGTTAATGCAGCAGGCAGCTAATGAAATAGGCATTCCAGAGCCTTCACAAATAGTTGGTGCGCAAGACGAGCAAAGTAAGCAGCTACTGGCCCTAGCACAACGTGAGGGCAAGGATTTTAGCGTTCTTGCAAACAAGAATGGCGGCTGGCAAAACCTCCATAAGGAATACACGTTTACTACCACTGTGAGTACGCAAACTGGTACTACGGTTAGTGGCTCTGCTGTCGTCACTGGACTTAGTGATACTTCTGTGCTTGCTGCCAATACTTATGGCGCTTCAGCATCTGGTATTGCCAGTAATGCTATCATTTTGTCTATTGATAGCCCAACGCAAGTGACGCTTGATCAGGTGGCTACTGCTTCTGGCACGGTCAGTATTATCTTCGGTAAGATCGCCTATCCTCTGCCAAGCGATTTTGAATATTTTGTTCAGCGCACTTGGTGGGACAATACGTATAAATGTGAATTACTTGGCCCCATAACCGCTCAGGAGAAGCAAATTCTGAAATACGGCATTATTGCCAGCGGACCGCGCAGCAAATTCTATATACGAAACAATCTTATGTACCTAAATCCAATGCCCGCAGTGGATGGCAGTTTGTTTGCGTATGATTATTTCAGCAATGCGTGGTGTCAATCATCGGGTGGCACTGCCCAGCAGATATGGGCCGCCGATACCGACACATACAAACTCGACGAGGATTGTTTTATACAAGGGATCAAATGGCGATTCCTGCGCGCTAAGGGTCTTGATTATACCGAGGAGCGCCAAAGCTATGAAATGGATTGTCAACGAGCTATGAGCCGTGATGCAGGAAACCGCGATCTACCAATTGCCGGTGGCACCTATGGTGCGCGATTCCTGAATGATGACAACATTCCAGAAACCGGGTTCGGCCATTGATACCTTCGCGCAAAAGAGTTTCTAAGACTGCTTCGCTTCAATCCCCGACGGGTGGCCTGAACGCTAAGGACCCTATTGCGAATATGAAGCCGACTGAGGCAGTCACATTGCAAAATTGGTTCCCGACACAATCGAGCGTAGATATAAGAAACGGGCATTCCAGCCATGTCACGGGGTTTACATCTCCTGTAGAGAGCCTGCCATTCTATAATGATGGGATTAATCAGGAGCTATTTGCCGTTTCTGGGGGTAGTATTTATGACGCTACAACTGCAGGCGCTGTCGGCTCTGCTGTGGTGAGCGGACTGAGCAATGCTAGGTTCCAAAGCATTAATATGGGTACAGCTGGCGGCTTTTTCCTTATGATGGTTAACGGTGAGGATAAGCTGCAATATTATGACGGCACAACATGGTCGGAGGATGGCGATACTTATACAATTTCAAACGTAGATACTGCAGACTGTATCCATATCAATAATTTTAAAAACCGCGTGTGGTTGATTGAAAAAGACAGTTTTAACGCATGGTATCTACCCGTATCAAGTATCGGCGGATCGGCGGCAGCCCTCAATCTTTCTGGCTTATTCAGGCTTGGTGGATATTTGATGGCCATGGCTAACTGGACTATTGACAATGCCTCTGGTGTTGATGATTACGCAGCCTTCATTACAAGTGAAGGTGAGGTTGCTCTTTATAGGGGCACTGACCCGTCAAGTTCTACCACCTGGGCGCTTGTTGGCACTTTTCGCATGGGTCGGCCTGTTGGGCGGAGATGCTTCTGCAAGGCTGGAGCAGATGTGCTGGTGCTAACCACAGATGGTGCGTTCCCATTGTCACGCGCCCTATTGACGGATAGAACGCAATTAAATCTTGCCGCCACAGACAAAATCAGTCCGATATTCAATGCTGATGTGCGTTCTTATGGCGAAGTATATGGATGGCAACCGATTATCCATCCATTCGGGCAAAAACTGATTGTGAATGTTCCAACAATAGAGGGCACTGAAGCGCGGCAGTACGTCATGAATACGAACAGCGGGGCATGGACCCAGTTTCTTGGCTGGAATGCTGTATGTTTTGAGGTTCTTGGGGACAAGCTATATTTTGGCGGCGCAACAGCAGTTTATGAGGCAGATGTTGGAGAAGATGATGACGGCGCTGAAATAACATGCGTAGCCCAGCAGGCATATGATTATTTCGGGTCACGCACTGGCATTAAAAAATGGTCAATGGCACGTTGTATATTTACCAGTAATGGGGTTGTAAACCCGGCGGTATTGCTTAATACTGATTTTGCTCAGGATCGCACAACTGTTTCGCCAAGTTTCGTAGACAACACTGGATCGCCATGGGATACGTCGCCATGGGATACATCAAATTGGACGCGTGGCGACAGTATTATTAAAAACTGGCAAACCGTAACCGGCGTGGGTTATGCGGGTGGTATTCGAGTTGTCACGCAAACTAAGGGCCTAACATGTAAATGGCAAAGCACAGATTTTGTTTATGAAATTGGAGAAGTTCTGTGAGGCTGGTTTACGGCCAAGACGAGTATATCGCAAAGTGGGTTTCTGATAAAATAGGCAATCAGGATTTTGGGCCGTGCAGAGCAATTGGGGTTGAGCGGGATGGCAAATTAATCGCTGGTGTTGTTTATAGCAACTATATCGAGAGTCCAACCGGTAAGCCAATAATGGTAGAAATATCTATGGCGGCTATTGACTCCAGATGGGCGACGCGTTATACTTTGCGTGAGTTATTTGCATACCCCTTCATCCAGCTTCGAGTGGAAAGAGTGCAAGTCACGACTCCGGTGGAGAGCGAAGGGGTGCTAAAAATCAATAAAAAACTTGGTTTTATTCACGAAGGCATCGCTCGCAAAGCACATTTCCTTGGCGGCGATGTGCATGTTCTCTCCATGTTACGCAACGAATGCAAATGGTTGGAGAACTAAGTGGGTAAAAAAGCACCATCAGCACCGGCCGCGCCTGATCCGGTAGCGACTGCGCAGGCGCAAACCGCGACCAACAAAGAAACCGCGATTGCTAATGCCCAGCTTGGGATGATCAATCAATACACTCCTTATGGCAACCTTATTTACAGTAAGCGTGGGGTAAGCGCTGAGGGCATTCCAGAGTATGACAGCCGCATTGAGCTAAGCCCGGAGCAGCAACAGCTGCTGAATATGTCTAACCAAGGCGATATAGGCACTTATCAGTTGGGATTGGGGCAGTTGGGGCGTATTACCAACGCCGTTAGTAGCCCGTTTAGTTATGAGGGGCTGCCAAGTTACGGTGAGCAGGATCAGAACGCAGCGGCCTCCCGCGCGGAAGAAGCCATTATGGCGAGGCTCAACCCGCAATTCCAACGGGACGAGGAAGCGCTAAGATCGCGGCTAATCAACCAGGGCATTGGACAGGGTTCTGATGCTTATAATATTGAAATGGAGCGTTTCAACCAGGCAAAGAATGACGCAAGGTTGCAATCGATTCTTTCTGGGCAGCAGTATGGCAACGCTGAGTTAGAAGCAGCTTTGAAGCGTAGAAATCAGGGTATTCAAGAATACACTACGCAGCGCAATGCGCCATTGAATGAGTATAGTGCGCTCACTAGCGGTACGCAGATTCAGAATCCACAATTTCAATCTACGCAAAGCGGCAGCATGGCTCCGGTTGATTATGCTGGATTGGTTCAGAATCAGTACAATTCCCAGCTTGGTAGGTATAATAGCCAAGTTGCAAGCAATAACGCCACCACTGGTAGTTTCCTTGGCACGCTTGGGCAATTGGGCGGCGCGTGGATCGCATCTGATATTGGCGTGAAGCACAACATAAAACCTCGCGGCACTAAGAACGGCCACAATCTTTATGAGTTTAGTTATATTGGCTCATCTGACCGTTATGTTGGTGTGATGGCGCAAGATGTGGAGCAATACATGCCAGAGGCGGTGCGTTACAACGGTTCACATAAAGAAGTAAACTATGCCGCCCTTGGCCTTGAAATGCGGAGCGCGTAATGGTGCAGTTTTTCGATCCAGCACAAGAAACAAAAATCAAGCAGCGCAGAATGTTGGCTGCTGCCCTGCAGAAACAAGGTGCGCCAAAACAAACTGAGGTTATTGGTGGCTTTGCCGTCCCTCAATCAAGCCTGGAGCAATTGGCTCGTGGACTTGCTGGCGGCATTGGTTCCTATCAAGCCGTAAAGGCTGGTAAAGACGAGGAGGAGCTGGCAAAATCGCGCCAAGCTCTCCTGTCGGAAGCTCTCAGTAAGCTGGACACTGACCAAAAGGGCGCTGGCGCGATGCTTGCGCAGGACCCATCGATGATGGCCGCTGGCCTTGGCCTTATTACTGATGCAAACAAGACAGAACGCGCGCAGATTCTTGCTGATTCCCAATTCTTGCAAAAACAGCAACTAGCTGATGAGGCGGCCAAGAACGCTAGGATTGCGGCTGGTATTAAGGCTGGAACCATGGGGGTTGATGAGCAGGGAAATCCGACTGCTCTTACTGGTGGAACGCCTAATCAAAGGGCTATGGATGTAAAAACTTCAGCATACGAAGTTGCGGATCGTTTGTTAAAAAATGAAGCTGGCGTAAAAGCGAATCGCGGCGGAATCAGCACACTGTTTCCCAATATTAGCGATAGCGCTATCAATGCGGAAGGTGATTTGGAAACTTTGGCTTCACTGTTAACAACAGAAAATCTTGGCCTTTTGAAAGGCGTCCTGTCTGATACTGATATGAAAGTATTAAAAGATATTGGCGCTGGTGGTCTTAAGGGTGCGGATAAGCAGGTTTTAGATAATCTAAGAGCCATAAGAGATAAGTTGGGTAACCAGATAGGGGCCACTCCAGCTTCTTCACAGGAACTTCCGCCAGAAGCCAGACGGGCACCCGATGGTAATTACTATATCCCCGACCCTAATCGTCCCGGTAAATATCTAAAGGTTGAATAGTGGCAACACTTACGCCAGTTGATTACGACCCATTTGCGAAAGCAGAGCCGAAAAGCTCGCCCATGAGCTATGCAAAGTGGCTAAATCCGGTAGCTGCTACTGGTGAGGTTGTTGCGAAAAATCCACGCACAGCGCTAGAGCAGGCTTTGCAGGGTGCTACCTATAACTTTGGTGATGAAGTATCTGACAGAATAGGTGCCAACATTGCATACGCGGCCGATAAGATTCAGGGTGTTGATGGTGGGAGCGTAAACGATATTTACAATTGGGCGCGTAAAGATACACAGAAGCGACTCGCAAAACAATTGCGGGAAACACCGAAATTGGCTATAGGTTCACAGATAGCTGGTGGGCTTTTAACGGGGGGTGCTGGTGCTACAACCAAAACGGGGGCGACGCTTGCTAATAGCTTACGCACTGGTGGACTCGGATTGCGTGCTATTAAAGCGGCTTTACTTGGTGCCGCGTCTGGCGCTGCCTCTGGCTTTGGCGCTGGAAGCGGTGCTGAAGATAGATTGGACCGCGCCGGTAATTCGGCTGTGGCTGGTGGTGTGGTTGGTGGCACTATCCCCGTTATGGGGGCGGCTGCTGATTCAGTAGGTAAGGGTGTAAATCTCGCAAAAACTGGCTTTGCCGCTCGTAGTAGAGATGAACTGATTGAATCAGGGCAAGAGCTAAAAGATGTTGTTAGCGCTGCTTATAAAAAGGTGGATGAGGCTGGCGCTTCGCTCACTCCCCAAGCATCACAAGAGCTTATTAATGGCATGGAAAGTAACCTTGCCAAAATAGAGCTTATTCCAGAATTAAACCCCAAAACGCTTGGTGTAGTAAACTACATCAAAAATGCGGCGGCGAAGGGAGAGCTTAAGGTTACGCAAGTAGACCAATACCGGCGGCTGCTTTCTGGAATTAAGGATGAAGATGGGGTTGCGGCTTCTGCCGCGAGAAAAGGAATTGATGATTTTCTTAGCGCGCTAGATGAAACAAAGTTGAGCGGCGGTGATGTTAATGTTGGTAAATACCTACTGGACGCACGTCGCGCTGCTTCGCAGAATTTCCGTTTCTCTAAAGTTTCAGAAATCCTGCAGAAAGCGGACGGTGACCCCAATAAGATCAAATCTGGGCTTACTTCCCTTTTGAACAAAAAGGGGGCAACAAGTGGGTGGAGTCAAGATGAGGTGGCGGCTTTACGTGAAGCTGCCAGTGCAAGTACGCCAGAGAAATTACTTAAAATGGCGGGGAAATTTGGCCTTGATTTGGGCACCTCTACTAGCATTGGAAATACTGTAGCGCCGCTTGTCGGAAGTGCTGTTGGTGGTGCTGCTGGTGGTCTTAGCACGGCTGGTGTAGTGCCGGTTGCGGGAACTGCTGCCAGGTATGGTCAGAAACTTGCTGCACGCGGCAAGGCCGAGAATCTATTGCGAACCATTGAGGGCGCTACAGTAGAAAAGGGTGGGCTTCCTGCTCTTATATCTGCTGATAAGGCGGGGCAAGTCGCGGTGCCTGCGGCGGCGGTGACTGGCGGTGCCGTTGCCCAACAGCCTAATGTTCCCCAAGCCCCTGCACCAAGACTAACGCCAATAGACTACGATCCATTTGCTGCGCAGCCGCAGGCGAGCGCAAGTCCATTAGCCGAGCGCATTAGAACCGCTGAATCAAACGGCGACCCAAATGCTAAAAATCCCAATAGTAGCGCGTCTGGACTTTATCAATTTACTGACTCCACATGGCGTAGTGCCGTGGATAAATGGGGGCGTTCTCGCGGAATCAAGTACGGCGACAAGAATAACCCGCAAGCACAAGAAATACTAATGCAGGAACTTACCAAAGACAATGCCCGCATCCTTCAGAATAAGGGTATTGAGCCTACGGATGGGAATTTGTATTTCGCGCACTTTATGGGTGCCCCGGCAGCGAGTAAGGCAATTAGTATGTTGGGTAAGAACGCTATAGCTGCTCGCAGCTTTCCTGATGCGGCAAAAGCAAACCCAACAATATTTTTTAGCAATGGTAAGCCCCGCACTATTGATGAGGTCTACCAACTTATAACTAACAAGGTGGCATAAATGGCTTTTAATGGAAATGGCGTTTTTGTAAGGCTCTACAACTGGGCAAACGATGCTGCTGCGAATATCAAAATCCGTGCTGATCGCATGGATAATGAAATGAACGGCTTTGCTACTGGCCTATCTACATGTGTAACGAAAGATGGGCAGACTACCATTACTGCCAACCTGCCCATGGCGGGTTTTCGCCACACCGGAGTTGGGAATGCAGCCTCGCGTACAGATTATTCTTCATTTGGCCAGGTGCAAGATGGAAAGTCTGCTTGGGCTGCAGCAGGCGGCACATCTGATGCCATTACGGCCTCCTACTCTATTCCAATTACTGCTCTTGTTGATGGCCAACTATGCTATGTGCGCGCCGGTGGCGCGAATGCCACAACTACTCCGACATTTAGCCCAAACTCATTAACAGCGCGCACTATAGTAAAAAACGGTGGTAACGCTCTTGCTGTTGGCGACATTGCGGGTTCTGGTCATGAGTTAGAACTAAGATATGATTTATCTAACACGCGCTGGGAATTAATGAATCCCAAAAGTGCCGTTGTTCCGTTTACTCCAGCTTCTGCTTCTGGTGCTGCGGCTTTAGAATTTGCTGAGGATACCGACAATGGATCAAACAAGATCACCCTAAAGGGGCCAGCTTCCGTTGCATCCAATGCTGATGTGACACTTCCTGATACGGCTGGGACTTTGGCTCTTACCGCGAGCATAGCGAGAATTAACGATTTTCGCCTTACCCTTACTACAGGTGTTCCGGTTACCATAACTGATGTTACCGGCGCGGGTACGCTTTATTTCACTCCTTATAAGGGTAACTTGATAAGCCTCTACACAAGCAGTGCGTGGAAGGTTTTTAGCACCAGCGAGATTAGCATATCTCTTTCGGGTTACACCAGTGGCAAGCCATATGACGTGTTTGTGTACGACAACGGCGGCACCCCAACTTTGTTAACAACGGTCTGGACGGATGACACAACGCGGGCAACCTCCCTGGCTTACCAAGATGGCGTTCTTGTGCAATCAGGGACTCCGGCATATCGTTATGTTGGGACAATTTACACCAGTGGCACTGGCACTACTGAAGATAGTGTGACAAAACGCTATGTGTGGAACTACTATAATCGCGTGATTCGCAATGTTGCTGTTCAGGAAACTGGAAGCGCCAGCCATGATTACACAACGGCCACATGGCGCAATATGAACAACAGCGCCAGCAACGCCGTTAAAATACTTAGAGGAGTAGCAGAAGATGCTGTGCGTCTTACTGCGCAGGCGTTTGTGCAAAATACAAGTGCAGCGGTTATTTTTGCTACTGGTATTGGTATTGATTCCAGCACTGTAAACAGCGCACAGATAGCGGCCAGCGTAACTCCAGCCGCAAACGTTGGTACTATAGCAATGGCGGAATATGTTGGCTGCCCGAGTACTGGCTTACACACCTATAATTGGCTGCAATACAGCGCAGCTACGGGTACGGCGACGTGGTTCACCTTTAATGGTGTATTTGTTTCCGGCTTGGTTGGTACAACACTAGCATAGGGGAAGATATGGACTTACTAGAACAAGGTAACTACGCCGGAACTGATGTAAACTACACTATCCCCGCAGGGACTAACCGTATTGTTTTAAGAATGCAAGGCCCCGGAGGGCCGGGTTGTGCGGGTAGCGCATCCGTTGCTGGCAGTGGCGGCGGATCGGGTGTGCGTTCATATTGGAATATCTTGGGGAATTTAGGCGGTAAAGTTATTAATATAAAAGCCCCATATAGCACTAACGGCGGGATTTATCCTGCTGGGCGTGGTTCCCCGGCACCCTTTACTAAGGTTATATGGGACAATGGGCTAGAACTTATAGCCGGTTCTGGCGAGCCGGGCTTTCTTACTATCGGAGGAAAATCTGGAAACACTGCCACCAATACTTCCGATCAAGGCGGAACCGCAACTTGGCCTTCTTATTGGACAAGTGTTACGCAGTTTAATAAGGGCGGTGAAACGGGTCAATCATCCGTAGGAACCATAAAAGGTCGCGGAGGGAATGAAGGGGATTCTGGTGGCGGTGGAGCCGGTGGAGGTGTAGGGCAATCAGCGCCTGCTATTGGTCAATATGGCGGTGCGAATCCCGGCTATGTTCAATTTGAGTGTTATGGCACGCCGGTTGTTCCGATAAATGATCCGACAAAGCTACTTTTATATTTCGGCACTGCTTTTGAGGATTCCTCACCTTATGAAAGAACGGTAACTGCTCACGGTACATGCCGTGTGTCATCTGGCGCGATGATCGTTGACGGGGCTGGTTATGCAGATATTGGCTGGCTTGACGGTGGAACGATTGCTGATTTCAGCGGTGATTTCACATGGGAGTTTAAGTTCAAAGCCTATACACAATCTGGCTTCCGTGGCCTTGCTGCTGTTGGGGATGCGTATCATCCATTCTTAATCGGACGTGACGGTACTGATCTTAAATTCTGGTCAAGTTCCAACGGTACTTCGTTTGACATTGCGAACGGTGTTTCCATGGGAACGCTAAGCACAAGCAATTTCGTTCACATTGCCGCTGTGCGTGATGGCACTGATTTACGTCTTTATAACGACGGGGTTTTAATCAACACCATTACAGGTTTTACAGCTTCGGGCGTTCAACCGTTCTACATGGGTGGTCAGAAGAATAACTGGCAATCCATGGGTGAGTTTAAAATGGTAAGATTCCGCACGGAAGCAATGTACGATTCTAACTTCACCCCGGCGGTGAGTACTTACAGCTAGATTATTTATTAACAACCCTTAATTATGGGGATAGAGTTGAAAGATGTTAGGGAGGCAATCATGGCATTAGAACGTGTTGTTGAGCGCCACGAAACACGCATTATGGAAAACAATGCGAACATCCAAGCTATCCTTACATGGCGTGCTTCGATAGAAAAAAGCGTTGAGGTGCAGAAGGAATTGGTTGAGGTTGGGCAGTCCATCATCGAAGCATTAGGATGGGTTGCTAGGGCTGCGAAGTGGATATGTCAGATAGGCGCTGCTGTTGGGGTGGTGTGGGGCGCTATTAAAGGCGCTTTGTGGTTAGGGACGCATCCATGAGCGACCTGCGCAGCCAGTTAGTTCTACATGAGGGTTTAAAAACCGAGCTATACCGCTGCACCGCAGGCTACCTTACTATAGGAGTCGGACATAATATAGATTCCAACGGCTTACCCCCCTTAATGCGTAAGTGGTTAGATGAGCATGGCTCAATCACTCACGATATGGCCATGAAGTTATTAGATCAGGATATTGCTGTATGTGAGGCAGAATTAGACCGCTATCACCCATGGTGGCGTACTATGAGCGAAATCCGCCAGCGTGTACTTTTGGACATGTGCTTCAACATGGGAATTGAAACCCTAGGAACATTTAAGAATACGCTTAAAGCCATGAGAGAAATGCGCTATAGTGATGCTGCCGACGGCATGCTTAAAAGCAAGTGGGCAACACAGGTTAAGGGCCGGGCCATAAGACTGGCTAAGATGATGAAAACCGGGAGGGACTACGCATGATCGCTTTACTTTCAGGTATTGCTGGCTTCCTGTCCTCTATGGCTCCCGAGATTCTTGCCCTTATTCGTTCCAACAGCGACAAGAAGCATGAAATAGAGGTCATGCAAAAACAGGCCGAGCTGGGCTTACAACAGGCCCGTAGCGAGCAATTAAAGGCAGAGGCCGAAGCAGACATGCGGGCTTTAGAGGCCGCACAGCGCAGTTACAGGGCCGAGCTAGGTCTAGCTAAGGATTCATGGATTGCGGCTTTCTCTGCCTCCGTAAGGCCCGTGGTAACCTACACGTTCTTTATTCTTTATGCCGCCGTAAAGGTGAAAACCATTCTCTTTGTGATGGGGTCTATGTCCATGCCTGCTTTACCGTGGCAGATAGCTGATGCGCTTAAATTGATATGGACAGACGAGGATGCCTCATTATTCAGCTTTATCGTATGTTTCTGGTTCGGGCAAAGAGCAAGCAAGCGTGGCAAGAATGCTTAGGGCTTTAGCAGTTGGTTATGTTTGTGTGATGGTAATCATGGCGTTGTTACTTATTACCGGCTGCAGCTTATCAACGAAACCAACTGACAGAAAATGGGAAGCTATGTTTGATACGGCACTGATCCAGCCTTCTTACAACCAACCCAAGATGTTAGTTAAATAAGCTCCCTGATGGCTCTATTCATACCCCTGCACCACACCTCACTAATAGTGGAGTATTCCATATGAAGCTCCTCACACATCGTAGTGAAGGTTGAGTCTTTGTTCTGAATGAAGTGTTTAATCACACGTTGTTCGGGTGCTTTAAGGGTGTTTACCACCTGCCAGAATAAGGGATGGTTGATGTAGTCCCTGTAACGATCAAGTGTTTTGGCCTTACGTTTTAGGGCTTGTTGATAGTAGCGGTTTTTATTCTCGATGCGGGTATTTACATGCATGGCACAAATACAAGGATGGTTAGAACAATTGAAACGGCTATCTCATAGAGTTTCATTTGATGCTCTTTAAAAGAGAACGGGTCATTCCGTCAGTAAAGGGGCTGTTTGCTATGTCTTCTATATCCTGTTGAAGTTTGCACCCGTCCATTACCTCTTGTGCTAGTTTAAGCATATCAGCGTCATGGCATTTAAGTAGAACATGTTGGGCTAGCTGTTTACAGTTGTTCATTTTCTGCGTTCCTTTTCCCGGCGGTTGCCGGCGTTGGTTTGAAGTGATGGTCTGATTCTGCGTTCATGCTTGCGGCGTTCACCGAGGATGGCCTTAACGACTTTACGCACCTGCAAGCCTGTAATACCGTCAATTCCAGTGGCAAGGACTCTGGCGACAGCTTCATCTTCGGTTTCCTGCGCAGGGATCGCGTTGAGGGCTAGGAGATGGCGTGCAATGCGAGTAGCTAATTCGCGCAGCGTCATGGTGCGCCAATCTAAACCCGTCATGGCAGCAAGAATCTGGGTTACTAATTCCCATTCCCCCACCGGCTGTTGCTGTGTGATGCGGGTGCCGGATATATTCCACGCCTTTATTGCGTATTTTGGTGCTGGAAAATCTAACGTATAAGCCCGAACACCGCAATAATCCTCGTCACTACCGCAGCCCACATGGAAACCATCTTCATCTTCAAAAAGCAAAGATTGACCACCACAAAACGGGCACGGCAATAATTTCTCACTCATCATTTCTCTCCTTGGGTGGGCTTAGTGAGGGCTTTTGCAATTGCCGCCGCGACACCTTGGGGATTCACTAATCGCTTTGGTACGCCGTTTGTCGTCCAATCTGCACCCTGTTTCTCAATAACGTCCAAAACGATGCGCTCCACATCCACCCCATCTGGCTTGCCCTCGGTTAAGGCCGCCGGCCGGTAAATAACGCCATTGTAGCTTATGCACTTGTGTCCGGGGCCTTTATACTGGTCGTCCCTATACACGCGCAGGTGTACGTCTTCCCATTTATGATCACCGCTTTTGGGCTGGGTGCGGGCATAATTAACGCCAGCCGAAAACCAGTGCCAAGCCTCGCGCGTGTCGCCATCACTATATCTGCCGTCTACGCAATCGACGCTGTTGCTCCGATCATCCTCGACGTATGCGGCTTCAAACGCTTCACGTTCTTTTTCCATCACTTACTCCTTCGCGGTAGCGTTCAATATGGCGTAGGCTCGCTCATATTCTGCAAGTTCCTCCATTGCTTCTGCGCGACGAATATTTGCGCGCTTTATGTCATCATCAGCGGCTTGTATTAGCAGCTTTTTTGAATCGATATTCTGTGCTAATTGCCAAAGTACGCTGCCTGACTTGTGTTGTGTTTTCATACATCTATCCTTTCACTTCGCGGTGGTGGGTGGGGTTTATTTCTGTAACCTTGCGCGCACTGCACAGTCTTTTGCTTCAAGCAGCTTGCGCAATGCCGTTGTCTGTTCGGAACCAACTGGCAAAGCAGTTTGTACATAGACCGCGAGGCTATGAAATTTGCTGCTGACTTCCTGCAAATGCTCCGGCAGGTGAGAGTACGAGAAAAACTGCATAAGCGTGTGTTGTGATTTTAAGTCGATATTCATTTAGTAGTCTCCCTTGGTTGGTTAAATTTATGTGCAATAGATTCGCTAAACTTCTTCATTTCAGCGCAGGCGAACTCGTAAGTAACTGGGTAACTCCAATCACCGAAGCCATACGGCGTGCGCCAGCCCTTGCTTTTTGGTATGCGCCAATCGGGATGGGCTTCATCAGCGTGCGCTTCCGCGAAGGCTTGCGTGGTGAACTTCTTTCCGCATTTAGCTGGGCATAAAACAGCCATACCACTACTCCTTCCGTATCTGTGGCAAGCGGGCGAGGATGGAGCGGGCTGATCGAGCGTAATATTTCCAGTTGTAAGTTGCCCAATCCTCCTTGGTTGCGCCGCTTCGACAGTCGCGTTTCCACGCTTCATCGCAAAGCGCTTTCGCCAACTCCTCCTCACTCACCTTCGGCATTGCGGCTTTGTTGCCAAGGAATTTCAGTGTCATGTTATGAATGGTCGCAATATCACGCGCCGTTCTGGTAGTCATAAGCGCAGATATTTTCTTATTCTGATAGACTATCCACGCCTTATTGGGGTTACCGCTGCGCACAACTTTCCATGTGTAATCCTCCACCACATCGGCAGTTTTCTCGTTGTCACTTTGCATGGGGGACTCCTGAGGGGGTTGTTGCGGGCAAGACAAATTTTCCCTGCCACGTTTTCCAGCTGCGCTCTACCGCACCTGTGCCGGGAAACAAATCGTGCAACGTGTCGTCGGGATGCGCGCCGACAAGTTCAAACGCCCAATGACAAACCGCCTCGGGCTTGGCTCCGGTTAAGCCGCGTTTTAGCGTGATGCTTTCCTGTATCCAGTCGCGGTTTACTTGCCGCTTGCTTACAACCGGCTTCCTCGCTGGCTTGATGATTACTGGCTCCCATGCGTAGGCCACTGGCACGTTGCGCTTAAACGCTGCAAAGCCCTTAACCCACGAACACCACCGCGCACCAGTCTTTTCTACCAACGGAGCCAGAATCGCCATGCTGGCGGGAGTTGCTGCGGCATGTAGCACCCACCCGTCGTAAGCGTATTCCAGTTCCTCAATCAACCGTGCGTGGTCAACTTCGCCAGCATAATCTGGGTGGTCTTTGTATAGGTGGGCGCACCCAATATACGGCGGGTCTGCGTAACCAATATCCATACCCCTATTCCTTCCCCAGCACTTCGTTAATTGCGGTGATTGCCTGTTTGGTTTTGTGCAGCGGTGATTTACTCGGCTCACCAACATAAGGCCCACGCTCGAACTGATTTACGATTGCTTCCGCAGCATCCCGCGCCATTTCCAGCACTGGCAGCAGGCTGGCGCTTTGTATCGGCTTCCAGTGGGTGTGCGGCCCGAATCCGTGAACAGAATTAATCTGATCTTCTAGCGGGTGGCCTTCCGCATTATACCATTCACCGATGTCTATTTTCTGGCCAACACCAAGTAGATAAACTTGGGCACCGTTGCGCGGGATAGTGGCGAGTGGCTGCCATTCATCTTGTGGCAGGCGGGCGCGTTCGGTGGTGAGGGCGGCACAGGCAGCGATATTACAGATTTCCATGAATGGTTCGTGCCTCCAAGTGTCTGGAAGAGCCTCTGCAATAGACTTAACTGCATCATCTAGGTTGGGAGCGGAAGTATCGACTCTTCCCGGCGTGTGTGCACCAACGCCTGCTACCGTGCCTCCCTCAAGACCGTCCATTGCGTGGCGAGCAATCCAATCAATTTCCCCAGCTTTTTCTGGATATTGATGAGTAAGTTCGTAATTGCCGCCCAGAGCAATCGCATCCGATTCAATGCTCTTTAGTGCATCGCGCATTTTTTCCGCAACGGGAGCAATCAAATTAAGCGCTGCCTCGGCAAGAACCATGTATTTTTGCACCCCATGTGGCTGAACCCGATTCCACCCATAGTTAAAAAATCCAGCTTTGTGACCAGCTTCATGCATGGCTTTTGCTGTGTTCTCAATCAGTGCCTCTCTATCCATGTCGCGTGTGTTAGTCATGGTTAACGTCCTTGTTGGTAGGTGAGAGCAGCGCCCATGCGACGTTAATCGGGTGGGTATCTGGAAGCATTGCGCCTTGGCCGCTATCAATATGTTTCAGAAGATCATAAAGGCCATCCTCCAACACCTTCACCCGCTCCCAAGCATCCTGCTGGGTGGAAAGTGCGGCTTGGTAGCCTATCCATGCAGCATCAGTAACTCCATAATAGCCATCACCTGCGCGATCCAATGGCAGCCCGCTTCCACGCATCGCATTCTCGAAAGCTTCCCGCATTTTGTCTTGCTCAGTCATCACTCATCTCCATTAATTCATACATCAGCTTGTAAATAATCACATGCCCCCACATTCCGGCAGCCATTGTGTGAAACACCATATGCCAGACTTGCCGCTGTAAATCTGACACGCGAGCACGGTCGATCACGTCTTGGACTTCGTGGGTAGGATAAACCTGGATGACCTTAGCGTTCATTCGCCTTCTCCCTCATTAGAATCTCATACAGAATACGCTCACGCTCCCTAGCAATCAGTGCATCCATTCGCTTAAATGACTCTGCTACCTCATCCCGCTTGGGGAACTGTAGAACCTGTGCCATTACACGCTCCACGTTCCATGCTGTTCTCTGTCGCTCGGCTCGTCAGCATCTTCTTTTAACGCCTCGACTTCATAAC